GAAGGAATTCAGCACCTACGCCAGCCATGCCGCACGAGGCCAAGCCGGTCAGCGTCGACACGGCCGAGAAGACCTTCCGCGTCAAGAACGGCAACCAGGAGGAACTGGTCACGGCCGCCAAGCTGGACGTGCAGAGCGACGGCCTGACGTTCAAGGACGCCAAGGGCAATGTCGTGGCCGTCTTCCGCGGCTACGGACTCTCGGCTGTGGCCGACGAGCACGCCACGGCGTGCCAGAAGGATCCCTGCGAAACCGTTCGCGCCAGCGACTTCTTTTGAACAGCCAGAACCCACCCCTGACTCCCTGATTCCATGCCCCGCCCCAAGAAGATATCCGCCGCCGATCTGATGGAGCTTGACGCCAAGCGTATGCTGCGTGGTGCGCTGAGTAAGCTCGGCGGCCCGGAGCGCCTGGGCGAACTGCTGGCGGAACTGGGCGACAATAATGCGGACATGCCGAGCACGACGCCGGACTCCATCCGCGCGCGGGTCTTAACGGAACTGGCCCGTCTCTTGGGTCAGTACGGCGGAGAAGGGTTGGAAGGCGGTATGGCCGACCAGGAGGCCCTGGACGCCTACATCGCCGAGCATGAAGGTCGACGGCCGCTTGAGGATGATGGGGAGTCAGAAGATGACGACCCCGAATAACGAAGGCGATCTGAAACTGGTCGACTGGCGGGCGGTGTCGCGGATCCTCGGCGACGCGCCTATACCGGAACGCCCCAAGCCTCGCCCCTCGCTGGCGGTTTGGGAGGCGGAGCGGCGGGAGTTGTACAAGCGCAAGTTAGCCATAGAGATGGAGGCGATTCGACTGTATGAGCCGATTCCTACGGGGGAACAGGTACATCGCTGTTTGGCAGTCTGGTGTGTGGTCGATGGCAGCAACCGCGCTGGCAAGAGTCTCACATGCGCAGCCGAGTGCGCCTACGCGATCCTCGGCTGCCACCCCTACGGCAAGTACATCAAACGGAATGGCCTGGCGTGGTTCGTCGGTCTGAAGGAAAAGCACCTGATTCTGATGTACGACAGCCTTTTCCGCGAGGGAGCCTTTCGTGTAATCCGTGACGAGCACACGAAGCTCTGGCGGACCATGCGCTGGGACCGCAACGACCCTACGCGACTGCAAGCCTACGACGAAGCCTATCGAGAGAAGAGCCGACCTGCCCCGCCATTCATCCCTAGACGGATGATCGCCACGGAGAGTATGGCCGATAAAGCCAAGGGGATACCGGGCGTCCATGTCCTCACCAACGGCTGGAAGATTATTTGGTCGCCTGGTGGCGGGGAACCGGAACAGGGGCAACACTGGAACCTTGTGCTTTTTGATGAGGAGCTTGTCAACCCCGAATTTTACAAGGAAGCCCACCGCGGCATGACGAAGCTGGCGCATGAGACGGAACTTCAGCGGCCGCGTGGTTTATGGCCTGCCACCTCGCAGGTCAGCAATCCAGAATTGGCTGAATTGCGCGAGAAGGCCGACAAGGATCCCGAGAGCAAGTTCGTGCGACGGTTCACGCTCTACGTCAAAGACAATCCCTACGTCAGCGAAGCCGATCGGGCGATATTCAAAGAGGGTCTTAGTGAGGACGACGTGGCCACCCGCTACGAAGGCATCCCAGCTTCGACCTACCGCCGCATCTATCCCAGCTACAACCCCATGGGCCCGCACGGCGTCGAGCCTTTCGATATTCCCGTGGACTGGTGCATCTGGGCGGTGACCGATCCCGGCCGTATGCACTGCGCCACGATCTTTGACGCCATCGACCCCGACCAAGCATTCCACACGATCTATTCCGGCTTTGAAATCCGCCACGGCGACGCCCACGAGTGGGCGAAGGCCATGAAAGCCCACGAGACAAAGATGGGGCGACGGTTCCAGGGAATCATCTTCGACCAGATGCGCGGCCGACAGACGTTGGACAGCCTCTGGTCGCAGACGGTGGCCGAGCAATACTGGCAAGCCCTGCTACAGGCTGGCGTGACGCCCGTAAGCTGCGGGAACATCAAGGGCATGGGCGGGTTCTATCCCGGCCTGAACAACGTGGAGGCCCGCGAACGGGCCTTGCTGAACATGCTCGCCATCCGCATGGACGGTCCCTTTGAAGGCACTTCCAAGTTCCGCGTGGTGCGTGGCGGTGTGCCGCTGCTCGACAAGCAGATCGTGCAGGCCCACTCGGATCCCCGCAACCCCGAGAAGCGGTACAAGGACAAATCGCAACCCAGCGATTATTGCGAGACAGCCGAGTATTGCGCCGCCTTCAACCCCAACTATCATCCGCCCGAGACGCCGGCCGTGAACCCCGTGTCGCGGGCCTTTGACGACTTCAAGAAGAAGCAGAAGTACACCGCCGCCCGCCGCGCTATGGCGGGAAACATTTACTAGCAACCACTCAGCCCCTCAAAGGAAGATCATGTACGAACCACCTTTCACCTATCCCGAAGTCCATCGCGGCGACGAGATCGAGTTCGCTCCCACGGAAAAGACCCCCGATCCCCACTGGATCCTGGGCAAGGTCCTGCGGACCAAGACCGGTTCCATCGACGTCCGTGCCGGCGATCGGACCTTCACGGACGTGCGGCACATCGGTGACCCGTTCCTCATCAACTGCCCGCCTCGCGCTTCCAGCGGCGTCTTCCGCCTCTGCAACAACCAGGTCCGCCTCAACCGGATGTTCGCCGATCACGAGGCCATGAAACACCGCATGGACGCCCTGGAGGCGACCTTCCGGGCGGTCATGGGAAGCCAGGGGGACTGCGAAACCACGACTCCGGCCGGCCGACGGTCGGCGCGGCAGGCCGGCGTGCCGGGATAGGGGATCATTCGTGGACGAGAGCAGCACACCCCTGACGCAATTCCCCTCCGGTGCCGTGCGCGGCACAGATACGGGCAGCACGCGCTACGACCTGATTACGCCCATCGGCTTGCGACGGCTGGCCGAGACCTACGCGGAAGGCTCGCAAAAGTACGGCGACTACAACTGGCTCAAGGGCATCCCGGCCAGCAACCTCCTGAACCACGCCATGAAGCATATCGAGCAATGGCGGGGCGGCGACGCGAGTGAGGACCACCTGGCGCATGCCGCCTGGAACCTGCTGGCGATCATGCACTTTGAAGAGTCACAGCCCGATTTGATTGACATTCCCACCAGAACAGGATCCCAGCCGGGTTGAGGCAGGAAATCATGGCCGCTACCACGCTAAAGAACCTGCTGGGCAAGATCACGCAGCTTTGGACTGCGCAGCTCCGCCTCTGCGAACAACGCAAGGGTAAGGAGTTCGGCGAGACGGCCATGGAAATTATGAAGTACGTGGGCCAGCGCATGAACCCCGATCGGATCGGGATGCTCGTGAACGGCCTGCCTATGACGCTCGACACGCAGAACGAGTACCTGAGCACGCTCAACTGGGCGCAGTTGTTCATTGATGTCATGTCGCCCTATGTCTACGCGGCCGTGCCCAACCGCCTGGTGACGGCCATCCGCCCGCAACTGCCCCCCGAACTTTCCACCTCGCGTCCGGACATCGTGCAGCAACAGAAGCTGGCCGACCAGCGGGACCGCATGACCTGCTTTGAACTACAAGAGGTCTTGAACTGGTCGCCGCGGGCCTACGACGCCAAGAAGGAAGGCCGCATGGCGGTCAACGAGGGGCTGGCCAAAGGCCGCGGAGTGGCCTTCCTCGAACTTGACGACGCGCCCATCCGTTCCAAAGACGGCACGCCCTACAAGATGCCGGTACTGCGCAGCGACAGCGTGGACAACCTGGGCATCGACGGCGACTGCGTGCATTACCGCGACGCCGGATTCATCTATCGCCGCCGCTCACTGCCGGCCTACGAGATTGCCCGCCTCTGGGGCGAGGATGCCGCCAAGCTCCGCAGCGCCGCCAAGCAGGGCCTGACCAGTCAGCAGGAGGAGGCTATCAGTTCCATCTCGCCGATCGCCCCCGTCTCGCCCAACGCCCCCGACGCCATCACCAGCGACGTGTTGACCTACTACGAGTTTTGGAGCCAGATCGGTTTGGGCGAGAAACTTGTGGGGGCGCCCGAGGACCTCCGCGACCAGTCGGGTTTCGCTACCGCCATGGAGCAATTGGGGCGCTACGTCCACTTCGCCATCCTGCCCGGCATGGACCGGCCACTGGGATTGGATCCCGAGAAACTCACGGCCCTGGCTGCCAAGGCGGCGGAACCGCCCGAAGTGGCGAAAGGAAAGAAGAAGCCCAAGGCAAGTGGTGAAGACGTGTCGCTGGCGGCGATTCTGGCGGGGAACGAAGCCGGCGAGGCAAAGCCAGCGGACGGAGACCTCAAGGACCAGACGATCCTGGACGTGTTGCGAGCCGCCCTGGAATGGCCGATCAAGACCTACGGCCGGGTCTACAACCCCTGGCCCTGCGCCTTCCTGGACTTCAAGCCGCGAGTCGACTCGGCCTGGCCTAAGGCGATCCTGGAGGCCGCCCTGCCCTTACAGCGCTTCCTGGACCGCATCTACGAGCACATCATCTCCCGTGTCCGCAAGGCCGGGCGCGACGTGTTCGTCTACGATCCGGCCATCGGTGACGACATCATTCAGGCCATTCGTGGCATGGACGACCTGCGCATGGTGGCCCTCCCCGAGGCGGGCAAGCTCAAAGACACGATCGAAGCGATGATCTATTGCATCAAGTTCCCGGAGATGAACAAGGACATCTTCGCGGTGATCAAACTAGCATGGGACGCCTTCCGCGAGATCACGGGCATCAGTTCCGAGTTATTGGGCGGCGTGCCCCGGGCACAGGACCGCTCGGCCAAAGCCTCGCAGATGCGTGAGGGCGGCCTGTCCCGCCGGCCGGACGACTACGCCGAGGCGGTCGAGGCGTGGGAGTCGGAGAAGTGCGCCCTGGAAGCCATCGCATGGCGGATGCTGGCCGACCAGAACTTTATCGCCTCCATCTTCGGCGAGACCCTGGAAGAGGTCGAGGGCGAGAATGGGCTGGAACCCAATTGGTCCGCCGCACCGCTGACGCAGGCGTGGATGGAGACAGTCCACACGGACGATGAATTCGCGGCGGCGGCGCAAGTGAACTACGATTGCGAAGCTGGGTCAGGTCGCAGGAAGAATATCCAGGCCCTCAAGCAGGACATGGCGTTGGTCATGCAGACTCTGGGCAACACGACAATGGCCCTGGTCATGGAGACCGGAGACATCGAGCCGCTCGCGATCCTTTACAGGAAGTTTTTCGAGGCGAACGGCATTTCGATGGAACCCTACCTGGGTGCCCTGGAAAAGACCATCCAACAAGCCGTCGCCCAGCGACAGCAAATGGCGGCGCAAGGACAGCAACCGCCGGGCGTCCCGCAACACGGCGGACCCCAAGGACAACAACCATCGCCGGAAGGACAAGGCCCCGAGCCGGGCGCAGGTGCTGGCGGCGAAGGCAATCCCCAGGCCATCGAAAGGCTTGCCAACCGTTACTTGACATCGGCTGCCGGGCCGCATACCGGCGAATTCGGACCCCCTCCCGAAACCACGCTTTAACCCCCTCGATTCCTTTTCCCCTCAAGGAACCCAATTTATGATCTACGAAATGAAATGTGAGACCTGTGGAAAGCACGCGGACGTCTACATCCGCCTCGCCGCTTATTCCAAGGAGATCAACCGCCAGACCTGCGAGTGCGGTGGGCATATGATCCAAGTCATTACGCCGCCGACGCTCAAGGGCATGGACAGCGGCCCCGACGGCTTCATGCGGGGCAGAATTGAGAACGACGGGTGCGTCGACGAATTCACTCGCAGACGAGTGGAGCGTAACTTAGGACACAAGCTGAACGGAGGAGTATTTGTCCCAGGGCTTTGTCCGCAGGGCGAGGGATTCAGCGCAAAGGCCGTCTGCCACAGTCGCAACGAGGTGATCCAGAAGGCCCGCAAGCTGGGCGTGGCCGTGCGCGGGCCGGGCATCAACGTCGAGCCGAGGATTTCTGACGCTGCATATAAGGAGAGAGAAGAGCAGGACAGCAAGGATTACGTCCCCTCGGAGCAGGCCATGAGGACGTCTATTGCCCAAGAGATCCGAGAGAAGCACGGCGGCAAGGTGACGCGGAAGCAGTATCGCAAAATCGTTGAGGAACTAGGCGAGAAGCACGGTCAGAAAAGGCAACCGCCTCCAAAGATCGACAGCATCTACGGCGACCCGAGCATTTGCGTGAAAGAGTGAAAGGGCAGCAAACGTGGAAGTTGGACTCTGGCTGTACGAAGACGCGATTGATGTAGCAGAGCTCTTCGTGCGCAATTCCGAGAAACCATCGCTGGACCAGCAATCGCAGCGTATGTGCATAGAGTCGTCCCTCAGGGAATTGGTGGGTGCCGCCGAGTGGTCGGCGATGAAGAAAAACTACCGCATCCACCTTCAGCCCACGCTGGCCTCCATCAACTACACCTACGCGGGCACGAATGGCACGGCTACCGACAACGGCATCACAGACGTGGACAGGGAGGTCATCATCAGCGGCGCCGTGTGGCCCACGCCGGCCAATAGTAGCCTGGGGCAGGCGGGCATTACGGTCCTGGATGGCGAACTGCGACTAGGCGAGTATACGCTGAATTGCCTCCCCGATAACACGAACACCAGCGACCCTACCACCCGCCTCCAACTCGACCCCGTGTTCTATCCATCGATCGACTACACGACCGCCTCGAACCTGATGCTGGGCTTTCCCAAGTACCCCCTGCCGCCGGACTTTGCCGCGGGGATCGTGGCCGCCGACCGCAACGCTTGGTTCATCGGCACCTACGTGCCACCCGACCAGTGGTTTCTCATGGACAAGTACCGCGTCTTCACGGGCGTGGTCCGCAACTTCACCATCATGTCCGACCCCAAGCGCTACGGCCAGCAGGCTCTCTACGTCCATCCCTGCCCAATGGACCCCGGGGAATACGACCTGCAAATCAAGGCTTGGCGGCGGCCCATGCGCATCAGCGGCAAGGAACCCTGGAACTACACGGGCACGGTCACGGTCAACGCTAACAGCAGTGCCGTCGTCGGCGTCAACACGGCCTTCGACCAGCGGATGGTGGGCGCCGTCCTGCGCGTGGCGGGCGCGGCAGGAAGTGGCAAGCCCACGGGCACGGCGGGCAAGAACCCCTACCTATTCCAACAAACCATCGCCACGGTGACCGACGCCACGCACCTTACACTGACCGGTGCCGCCCCCACGTTCCCTGGCAGTTCGTCGACCTTGACCGGCGTCGGCTACTCCGTCAGCGACCCCTGTGACGTGCCGGCATCGCTCTGGGACTGCTTCAAGGCGGCCTGTTTCGCCGAACTGGCCCAGTACTGCGCTCCCAAGGAATACCTGGCCGTGCGTGCCCGCTACGAAACGAAGCTGCGGGCCGCCAGGGGTGCCGACAACCAGAACCGAACCCAGATGGGAGTGGGTAGCGGCAACGCCACTTACTCGCGCCTCAGAGACAACCAATCTCGCCCATCGATCGGCGGGTGAGCCAAGGAGAAGAACCCACAATGTCCGGAACACTTCAGTCCGCCAGTTTTCAGTTGTCCTTGCAATGGATCGAACAGATTACGATCCTGGGCAAGAGCCAGAACTACACGCATGCCGAGATGAACCAACTGATCCAGCAGTTGACTAGTGCGAGCACGCCTCCCGTGGCCAGCGGGGCGGTGGCGGCGCAGGCGATCGGCGGTGGCGGCACGTACAAGATGGACCTGACGGCCCTCAGCGACTCCCTGGGCAACATCGTGGACGGCAGCAACGGCGGCGGATCCTCGACGCCCTACCGCGTGCAGTTCTTTGTCTTCTGGAACCAGGGGTCGCATGCCATGACGATCTCCAACGACGTAGCCGACGGGAACAGCTACCCCATCTGGGGTGCGACTTACAGCAAGACGCTTCAGCCGGGGCAGTTCGATATGTTTGTCAACCTGGCCGGCGGCACCGTGCAGGCGCAGGTGACGAGCACGACCAAGAACATTTTGATCACCGGCACGGCCGGCGACACCTTCGGATACATGGTCCTCTTCGGGTAAAAGCTATGTCGGTCTACGCACAAATCCTAGATCTTACCGCTCGCTACGGCACGGCCAATGCGGCAATGATGGCGGACCCGGACCAGAACGGCTATCCCACAGAGATTGCCGCGCGGCAGCAACTCGGCTTGAATGTCGCCGACGATTGGATCAACGGGTTCCTTAGGGCGTCGCGGTATTCCCACCTAGTCGACACGACAGGAGTCGTGGACAGCACCACCCAAGAGCCTCCGGAAATACTAACCACAGCGGCAGTCATGTACACAGGATATTGGCTCGCCACTTGCCATGGGGCGCGTGATTATGACAAGGATAATAAGGTAATCAATCGCTATACCGCCGATTTTCAATCCGCCAAGGAAATCATGGCCATGATCCAAAGCGGCGAACACTTCCTGCTCAACGTCCAAGCCTGATGACACTTCGCGAACGCTAAGATGCCAACTCCAATTGCACAACAACCCATTTTAACTTCATCAAACCCCCTTATGGACGCTTACGCTAGCGTGTGGAATCTGCTCAACAGCAAATACGATTTTCAACTGCTCTTTGGCACTTCTCCCAATCCGCGGCAGGTGCGACTGGACGACCCACGCTACCTCAAGAGCAATCCCGACTCAGACGACCTGGCCAAAGCGGCTTTCCCGCGTGTGCGGGTGGCTATTACGGAACTGAAGCCGATGACGGAACGGGACTCGTCCAGCAGCCAATGCACGGCCACCTTCGAGATTCAGGTGTGGAGCGGCGTGCAGCAGCAGCGATTGGTTTTGGATGCCGCGTGGGTCATCTATCGCGCCATGTTGGGCTGGCGGCTGTACGCCAGACAGCAGGTGTTCTGGCAGGGCAGCAGTTGCATCTGCGATGTGGACGCCCGCAGCGTTACGGTCGAATGGCCGGAACTCGAAGGCCGCGGCGAGGGCAGCGACAAACGCGACAGCAAGGGATACGAACAATGGTTGGCGGTCTACCAAACAGTCGTGCAGTTCTACTTCAAGACCACTGACCTGCAAACCTACTGAGGCCAGCTGTAAACAACCGCCAGCTAAAGCAGGCGGCTTTATTCCTGTACTAGGCAACTAACTC